AGACCTTAAAGGTTTATGTCTAGCGTTTGACATTGAAATATCAAAGAATGCAAGAAAACAAGATATTATTGAAGCTATTGAAGAGGCTAAAATTACTTGGAATATGTATGAAGAATCATCAAAGTCGTTGTTTGACTATGAAGACGGTCCTACAAAAGAAGAAGTTAAGGTAAAATTACAAGAAGCAAAAGTAGAATCTGAAAAAGAAGAAAAAACTCTTTTAACTATGGTAATTAAACGTGGTGGATATTATGCTGGAAATGGTGTTAAGTTTGATATTGACGAACCATTTGTACTTGTTAACAAATCGCTGGCAGAGCAAATATTAGCTCGTCAAGCAGGTGAAGTAAGGGAGGCTACCAAGGAAGAAGTAGAATCTTTCTATGGTATTTAAATGGAAGTTTTAGTAAATGATTTAGGAACTGCTAGTTTTACCTATACCACCCCACAAAATACAAGCAGTTTGGTTTATAGTGTTTATGATAATACAAATGATACTTATATACAATATGAAGAATTAACTTATGTAGACAATGCTGACATATGCACAATTACTATTGCAAGCCCTGCAGTAATTACCCAACCAACTCATGCATACCTTGTTGGTGATGCCATTAAGTTCTCTACAACTGGAGCATTACCAACTGGATTAAGTGCAAATACCATTTATTATGTAACAAACACAACCGCAAGCACCTTTAATGTTTCAAGTACTTATGCAAACGCACTTGCTGAAGTAAAAATTAATACAAGTGGAACACAGTCAGGAGTGCATAAAGCTTTAGTTCAAGGAACAACTAGTTATATTATTAGTTTAAATAGTGATACTTGTAAATATGATAGATCCTTGGTGGTTGAGATACAGTCAATACAAGTAACTGGATATTCAACAGATAATGTTGATATTATAATTAAAAGACCTTATGCAACCTATAATGAAATATATAGTTATTTTAATAACTATAATTCAGTTAATGGCTCTAATATATTACAAGGTCAAGATGAGGCATTTGTTGAAAAGCTTGAAAGAAAAGCAAGGTATTTGATTAATGCTTATGTAAACTCAGAGTTTAAGTTTGAATACAAGACAGTAGGTGCTTATGGATTAAATACCGATCTTTTGCACTTAGGTCAAAGAATTGAATCATTTGATAAAATTACCTATGACGATTATGTAATTTATGATTCTAAAGAAGATCCAGCTATTGATATTCTTGGAGCAACCGTGGCGGTAGCACCAAGTAAGTTTGCCATCAAAGTAGTATCAGAGGGTGTAAATATTACTGAATGGGTAGATCAAAATCCTTTGCAAAACCCTTCATATTTTGGAAAAGACTCTGCATATCTAGTTCGTGGTGAATATGGATGGAAGGTAATTCCAGAAGATGTTAAAATAGCAGTATATGAACTTATTAATGACTTTATGTGTAACGATTCTATTTATAGAAATAAAGGTCTAAAGTCAATTCAAAATGATTCATTTAATATTCAGTTTGCAGATGGAATGTTAAATGGCACTGGAAACCTATATGTAGACTCATTACTTTCTCAATATAAGGTTTGGAATCTAAAGGCGATTTAAATGTCTTGTTTAGCCCATTCTACATATAATATGAAAGCAGATATTTATGAGCCAACCACCACCCGTAATGCAACAAATGGAATGGTTACAAAGTCTTGGGCTCTTCAAAAAACAGTATCTTGCTATGCTCGTGGTATTCTTGGATCACAACTTGGTGGAAACTCAGCACAGGTAGACCTAAAAGACTATATCACAATAACAAAAGATTTTATTAAGATTAGAACTTCAGAACCAATATCTACTGAGTTTCGTGTTGTTGCAATAAGAAACTCTGAAGGTGTTATTTGGACAGAGGATTATATTCAAAATACAGCAGGTGGTTTAGATGGAGCAACAATATTTGAACCATCTGGAACTACCCCACTTCTTGACTACTTAGGAAAAGTTCTAGAATATGAAACGGTATTAAAGCGTCAAGAAATACAGTCATTAGAAGTAGCTTAATATGGCAGTAGATACTGGGAAAATGACCCAAAAGATTATAGCTACAGCAAGATACCATACTGAAACACTTACAGAACTTCATACTAATCCACAAAATAAAAGTCAGATAATCAAAAATGGATTAAACATTGTTGGTCAATACTTTGGATACTATATGGATAACCGAGCAAGAATAGATAGTGCATCTTTTCACCACGTTTATGAAAACGATAAAGTAGGCAATATAAATGCTAGATTGTTTTATTATACTATTGTGGCAAACTCTAGTAATCCAACTATACAATATACTTTTAAAGACGCTACAGTGCCTGAGAGAAGCGGTCAGGTATTTAGAAAAAGAGCCTTTGTAATGGAAGATGGCAATCCAATTACAATAAGACCAAGAAATGGAAAGTACCTTGTTTTTGATGTAGATGGAGAAAAAGTATTTACAAAGAAATCATATGTTCCAAATCCTGGAGGTACTGCGGTTTCAGGAGCATTTGAAAAAACATTCAATTCTTATATGAATAGGCAAGCAGCAATGATGTTAGAAGATGTCGGTTTTTATGATAAAATTGACCAAGAGATGTTAAAAGAATCAGAAGTTGCTTTATCTAGGATTTCTTCTGGAAATCTTAATAGCTCAGGAATGGCTAAAGAGTCAGCAAATAGAATTGCTAGGAGATCAAAGTAATGGATTATACAAAATTACCAGTTATGCTAATTGGCAATTACCTTTGGGCTTTGGCTAAAGGTCAAGTTACTGGAAGCACAAAACTTCCTAGCACCGTTTGGAATGTGGATGCTTATACAATTCAGCCTATTTTTGCTATCAATGACTCAAATGCTATCACTAACCCAAACCCTTATATCCTATATGACTTTCTTTATACTGGGGTGGAAGCCAAAACATTCCCTCTAATTAGAGAAGAAGCAACCCTTACTATAGTAGGACCTTGGGATAAATTATATCCTTTAAAGAACTTTATTTATGATGCTTTGAGTAAGTTTGATATCTCAGCATTTGAAATAAATAACCATATTAAAGATACTGGAATTAACTTTAAATACATCAAGGTTCGCCAAGAACAATATTCCCTAGACGAGAAAAAGCCTGTTGGCTTAGAGTCTGGGCTAAATCTTTCAACTCTATATGTAACCTATGAGTATTCACGCTCGTAAGAGATTTGTGGTAAAATAGATATTGAGGAAGCCCCCGAAAGCTAAATCAACAAAAAGCAGGAGGTGCAAATAAAAAAATGGCTAATAATTCAAAAAATATTATTGTTGGTGCTGGTGTTCTTTACATCGGTGCAGACAGTACTGAAAAAACAGTAACAGACATCCCAGATGTCACTGGAGGAAATTCAACAAAGACCTTTGTGGCTAACACCCAAGGTACATACCAGACTCCAGCCAACGTAAACTCAACAAAGTTTACTCACGTTGGTTTTACATCGGAAGGTGTAGATATGTCCTTTGAACCAGATTACGGCGAAGTACAGGTTGATCAACTTCTAGACGTTGCTAAGATTTACAAGCAAGGTCAAAAAGTTATGATTAAGACTACTCTTACAGAAGCAACATTGGAAAACTTCCTTGTTGTTATTGGTGGAAAGTCAACCGACCTAGAATCAGCAAGTCTTGCTGCTTCATCTGAAGGAAAGACTCGTGTCTTGAATCTTAATGGTGGTGCTCTAGGATACGCTCCAGTAGAGCGTTCTATTCTTATCGTAGGTCCAGGTCCAGCTTCATTGCTAGACACAACCCCTAACGGTGGAACAGTCGTAGAACGTATTTACTTAGGTTCTCGTGCTCTATCTATGGAAACAGTTTCTGTAGGTATCAAGCGTAACGAAGCTACAGTGTTCCCAGTAACATTCCGCTTACTTCCGTCTGACTCGCAAACAGCAGCTGATGGAAACGCAATTTACGGAAAAGTTATCGATCGTGTATACGCTCCTTAATTTATAACTAAATATCGTGTAGTATGGTGGGTAGAAATACCCACCATATTGCTTTTACATAATAAATAGTAGGCTATAATGGACAAAGGAACAACATAGGAGAAAAATGGCTACCAAGATTTACGAATCAATCGAAATGGAACTACAAGATGGAACAATCATCACTGTAAAACCATTAAACTTAAAGAACCTACGTCAGGTTATGACGAAGTGGAGAGAAGTTGAAACAAAAACTACAGAAGATGAGTTTTTAGACCTTCTGCTTGAATGCACATCCATTGCAATGAAACAATTCGCACCAGAGATTTCTGAAAAGGAAAAGCTAGAAGAGGCTTTAGATCTTCAATCTATGTATAAAATATTGGAGGTTGCTGCAGATATCAAGCTTAACGACCCAAACCTGCTAACGGCAGCTCAGGAACTAGCTGGAATGAACTAGACCTAGCTGCCCTAGAATCGGAAGTATTCCTTCTGGGTCACTGGAAAGACTATGATGAACTTGAATCAAGTCTTTCTATGCAAGAATTGATAGCTACATTAGGTGCAATGCATGACAAAGAAAATCGTCAAAATAAGTTTTTAGCTGCCATCCAAGGAATTGACTTGTCTGAAAATAGTTCTAGTCAGTCTGGTCCAGATGCCCCAGTAAGTCTTTCAGAGGTTAGTGCAAGAGCAGAAAGAAGATTAGGCGGAGATGACAATTCTGCTTATGCTTTACAGTTTGGCATAAGTGCAAGTGATGGTCTTGGCTATGAAGTATTGGGGTTGGAAAATATAAATGGCTAATATTAATGCCCAATTTAATTATTCAGCCAACTTTGGTCCAGTTATTGGACAAATGCAAAAGCTTACTGCTGAAGCAAACATATTAAATAATACATTACAAAATCTTGATAAGCAGTCTGTAGGATTAAAATCAAGCCTTGCAGCCTCATTTGCATCTGATCTTGGAAAAATTGGTGGATACAATGCCAAGATGATTCAACTTACTGATTCTGTTGATCAGTTTGGACAATCTCTTTTAAAGCAAAAACTTACCCTAAAGGAATATGCTAAAGAGGCTATTGGAGCATTTACAAGTTCATCTAATGCACATAAACTTGCTGTTCGTGAAGTAGCCAGAGAAATGTCACAACTTGTGACTCTTGGCAAGGGTATGGATGGAAAGCAAATGGGTATGATGATTACCCCTGCAACTATTAACCTTAAAGATTTTAATACTCAACTTGCTGTATCTCAAAAACAGTGGTCTATATTTAATAGCCTTGTACAAGATGGGACTACACATTTAATTAACTTTGGTAAAAACACTCAGTGGGCTGGTCGTCAGATTACTGTTGGTCTTACAGTTCCTTTAACTATTTACGGTAATGCAGTATCTAAAATTTTCCGTGAAGTAGATGCAGAACTTACACGTTTTCAGAAAGTTTATGGAACTGGTCTTATGCAATCATCATCAGATACTACTAAGCAAATGGTAAGTGATGTTAGAAGTATTGCAGTAGAGTTTTCAAAATCATTTGGAATTGCAGCAAAAGACACAGCATCTTTAGCTGCAGATCTTGCAGCAACAGGTTTAGAAGGACAGAAACTTCTATCTTCTTTAAGAGAAACAACTCGTCTTGCCGTACTTGGTGATGTTTCAAATCAGGACGCAATGAAAACAACCCTATCTTTACAAAATGCATTTAAGGTGGGTACTGATGAGCTTGCCAGTTCTATAAACTTCCTTAACGCAGTAGAAAACCAAACCTCTCTTTCTTTGCAAGACCTAACAACAGCAATTCCAAAAGCTGGACCAGTTGTTAAGGCACTTGGAGGTGACGTAAAAGATTTGTCTTTGTTGATGGTAGCCCTAAAAGAAGGTGGTATTTCAGCAGCAGAAGGTGCAAACGCATTAAAGTCTGGTATGGCTTCTTTAATTAATCCAACAAAACAAGCATCTGCAACCGCAAAACAATACGGTATTGATATTAATGGAATTGTTCAAGCAAACCGTGGACAACTTATGCCAACAATTATTGCTTTCCAGCAGCAACTACAACTTCTTGATGATTTTGGTAAAGCACAAGTTATTGAAAATGTTTTTGGTAAATACCAGTTTGCTCGCATATCAGCACTCTTTGATAACTTAAATGCAAGTGCTTCCCAGACAAATGCGGTACTTGGCTTGATGGGTAAATCAAATAAAGAACTTGCAGCAACTGCATATCAGGAAATGGATACTTTGATGAATAGTTCTTCAAAGCGTTTTCAAAGAGCTATTGAAGGAATTAAGGCACAATTTCTTACTATTGGTGGATCTATTACTGCTTCAATTACACCAATTCTTGAAGGAGTAATAAGTAAGATTGGAAAAGCTATTGAGTTTTTTCAAAATCTTCCAAAGCCCGTAAAATCATTTATTAAAGTAGCAACAGGTTTAACTGCTATTGCTGGTCCAATTATTATGATGGTTGGTATTTTCTCTAACTTCCTTGGATATATTGGCAAGGGTGCTATGGGTATGGTTAATCTTGGTAGACGTATGGCAGGTATTCCAACTCAAAAGTTTGAAATGCTTACTGATACTCAAATTATGGCTACTAAGGCTACAGAACAATTATCAATGTCTTTTGATAGAGAAAGGTCAAGCGTTGAAAGACTTAACCAAGCACTTGGTATTTATAGACAAAACCTTGTAGATGCAATTAGTTTAAATCCAGCATTTGTAAATAGACAGATGCCCTCTGTTTCTTCAACACCACCAACAGCAAAATTGCAAAGAGGTGGTAGTCCTTTTGTTCCAGGTTCTGGTAGTGGAGATAAAGTTCCTGCAATGCTTGAGCCAGGAGAATATGTTGTAAATAAAAAAGCAGCAGCTAAATATTCTTCAACTTTAGATCAGATTAATTTTCAGTCTGCACCACGTTTTCAAAAGGGTGGCAGAATGCCAGGATATGCAGATACATCAATGTTGCCTTATGAAAGTGTATATGGTCAGGGCAAAAAAGCAGAACCATTTATTGGTCCACTTCCTCAAATATCTTATAATGTTCAGGGAACTTATAAGCCAGGCGGATATACTCCATTTATGGAATATCCATTCTCATCAATAGAGAAGGCAGAAGCATTTCAATCAACAGATCCAAGAAAATATGGAGGACGTTCATCAAGAATAACAAGACAGATTAATGATCCACAGCAACAAGCATATGCAGACTGGATATCTGGACATAATTCAAATCAGTTTAGAACTGGAACTGGTGTTATGAAAAGACTTGATATGGAAGGTCATCGCCAGCAAATGCTAAATAGTATGGCTCAAATATCTGAAAATATTCCTTTATTTAGAGGAACGGTTCTTAGAGAAAAAGGTGCTAATGAGTTTGCAGGTGTAGGTGCTAGAGAACTTCTAATGTACATCAAGCATGGAATGTTTGACAAGGCTATTGGAAAGAAAATACAGTGGTCAGACCTACAATCATTTTCTTCTATTCCAAATATTTCAAACTACAATAAGTTTATTGAGTCTTGGACAAACCCATCAAATACTAACTCAAAGAAGGCAGTAGATAGAAAATTAGCAAGTATGGAAATGCTTCCAGTAATTTTTCGATTAGCAAATGCTAGAGGACAAAATGGATTTAATATATCTTCAAAGGCTTTGGTTCAAGAAGTTGGTATGAATGATGTTGTTGATGAAAAAGAATGGGTATTAAATAAGCCATCGGGAACTATTTCTGGTATCCGCCAAGATATGGCTACAAAGCACTACATCATTGATCTTATGCAAAAAGGTGGTAGAGTACAAAGCCATGCTAGTAGCTCTTTTCCAGGAGTACCAACAGTTAACATTGATCCAAGCAGTCTTAAAGATTTTGGTGGAATTAATTCAGAAGATAATCCAATATCTGGTTTAGAT